CGACTCCTCGTTCTGGGTAGTGGTCACGGGCGGCGTGACGCCGGTGTGGCAGCGCCTGGACACGGCGGACGTGACCGCACGTCTGGACGCAATCGAAGCCGACGTGGCCGCGAACACGGCGGCCATAGCCGCCAAGGCCGACCAGACCGATCTGACTGCCCTTACCGCTACGGTGGGCACCAACACCAGCAACATCGCGGCCAACACGGCGGCCATCGCCACCAAGGCGGACGCGGCAGCCACCACAGCAGCCCTGGCGCTGAAGGCGGACACCACGGCCGTCGCGGCTGGGCTGGCATTGAAGGCGGACGCAGCCACGCAGGTGATCGCAGGCGCTGGTCTCACGGGCGGCGGCACGCTAGCGGCCGACCGCACCTTGAACGTAGCGGCCACAGACGCGTCCATCGCGGTGGCTGCTGACGGCATCTCGGTGGGTGTGCTCCAGTCGGACGCCCAGCATGGCGTACGCGGCGGCGGTACCGCCCACGCTGTGGCGATCGCAGCCGGCGCGGCGGGGTTCATGTCCGGCGCGGACAAGACAAAGCTTGACGGCATAGCTACCGGGGCCACGGCCAACGCCAACGGTACGGCGGTCCCCAACGACTCCAGTCACGGCCCACTGCTGCCTACAGGCATTACGGCGGCGTCGGTGACGGACGCCCTTGACAACGCGTGGGCCAACAACCCAGAAAACGCAAAGCCTTTCTTCATCAGAGTGAACGGCTCCGCCACCCCCCACCTGTCAGGATCCATCCAGCGACAGGTGGCCACAGGCTCGGTACTGGGCTCCAGTCGCCTGGGCACCTACCTGCAATACCGGCACAGGATACTGATCTCCAGCACAGCAGTCGCCGGCACGTTGGCCGCCGCCCAGTACGACAACCTGAACCAAGGGCCGTGGTTCTTGGAGAACGGACTGCGCATAACATACAGGTTCGGGTACGAGGTGCTGACCCCCGCAATGCGCTCCTACATTGGCCTTCGACAAGGGACCACGGTCCCCACCAACATAGACCCAGCCACCGACACATCTCTGGCCGGGGTCGGTTCGAATGTGGGTACAGGGAATCTGCAGCTCTACCACAACAACAGCGCGGGCGCCGCCGTTCAAGAGGACTTGGGGGCCAGCTTTCCCCTCTCGGCACTTGCCACCTACGAGGTGACCCTGGTAGTGCCCACACCCGCAGCCCACACCACGACCTACACCGCGATGTACTACCGAGTACGGAGATTGGACGTCAAGGGGGCCGTGGCCACCGGCGTTTGGACTACAGAACTACCCAACGCAAGCTCCGTCTACCAGCTTCGAGCGTGGGTAAGCAACAACACCGACGCCGCCGTATGCACTCTGGCATTCCTCGGCGCCGAAGGTATGGAGGGCATGTAAATGGCGGACGAGTATAGAACTTCCATCCCGTGCGTCGTACAAGGCCCCGGAGGATTCCTCAACACCAACCTGGAGCTAACGCTCCAGGCCGACTCCCTGGAAGAGGCGCTCAGTGTGGTGCAGTCGTGGTTTGCCGGCTGCACCAAGCCGATCTCCATCTCACTCCCTGGCGTCTACCCGCCGCCAGAGCCCGAACCGGGGCAATAGCCCTGCGTGCTAACCTGGAGGGAGAACACCCACCTCCAGAGGTTTTGCCGTGGCCGACATCGACTCCGTAGTAGCCGTCAACATCACGGCAAACACCGCGACCCCTAGCCGCACAGGCTTCGGTACGCCCCTCAGCTTGACCTACCACGCTCGGTTTACCGACCGTTACCGCATCTACACGGACATCGCTGGCATGGCGGCGGACGGCTTCGTTACGACCGACCGCGCCTACCAGGCCGCCCGCGCCGCGTTCTCCCAAAACCCCGCGCCCGCGTCCATCGTGGTCGGCCGCCTCCCGGTCGCGCCGTCGTTCACCCACGCGCTCACCATCACGTCGGCCGTCGAAGGCGCGCACGTGAAGGTGAGCGTCATGTCGCCCACGACCGGCGCTGTAACGGCCATCGACTACACGATCCTCGCCGCGGCCACCACGAGCACCGTCGCGACGGCAGTGGAAGCCCTCATCGAGGCGGTTGCCGGCGTCGACTCCGCCGCCGTTTCCGCCGTCATAACGGTCACCCCCACCACGGCCGGCACCCCGGTTGTGATGTACGACCTCACCAACTGCACGCTGGAAGAGACCACGGCGGACGCCGGCTACGACGACGAGCTCACGGCTCTCCAGCTGGAGAACGACGACTGGTACTTCGTGACCACGGACTCTGCCAGCGAGACCAACGTTGACCTGGTGTCCACGTGGACCGAAGCCCAGAAGAAGCTGTACTTCGTGACCACCAACTCGTCGAGCGTCCTGGACGGCACGAGCACGATGGGCTCCGACCTGCTTGCCCTCGGCCGTGACCGCACCGTCATCCTCTGGGCCAACAACCCCAGCGAGTGTGCGGCCATGGCATGGGTGGGCGTTGGCGCACCGGCAGAGCCGGGCTCCATCACTTGGGCGATGAAGTCGCTCACGAGCGTCACCCCCAAGGCGCTCACGGCCACGCAGAAAGCTGCCCTGGAAGCCGACTCGGTCAACCACTACCAGACCGTCAAGGGCTACAACATCACGCGCAAGGGCGTGGTCACGTCGGGCGAGTTCATCGACATCATCCACGGCATCGACGCCCTGGAAGCCGACATCCAAGAGTCGGTGTTCGGTCTCCTGGCCAACAGCGCCAAGGTGCCGTTCACGGCTGGCGGCCTGGACCTCGTGGCCAACGCCATCCTGGGAGCGCTCAAGCGCTTCGAGGGCGAGCAAGCGCTGCTGGTGCCCAACACGTCCGTGGTGCTCATGCCCGAGCTGTCAGCCATCTCCACGGCCGACAAGGCCGCCCGCCGCTTGACCGGGGTGCGCTTCTCAGCCACGCTCGGCGGCGCGATTCATTACGTCAGCATCACGGGCACACTTAGCCTGTGAGCTGAGTAGGCCAGCCTTGCGGCGGTGGTACATCACCGCATGCTTGGTGACCTTCAAAATGTTGGCCACGTGCCAAATGGGTAGCTCGCTGGTGACGGCGAACGCTACCTGCTTTGGCGTCATGGGTGTTGGGCGCGTCTTCTTCAACCCGCGCGCTGCGCGCTTGGCGCGCTTGGCCGCGTTGTCGCGGGCCAAGGCCGCGCGCCACTTGTCCGGGTTGGCTGCCCAGTACGCTGTGCGGTAGGCGTTGTCGCGGGCTGCGTCGCGCGCCTTGCGGGCCTCGCGCTCCTTGCGCCCCACCCTGCGCATGATGCTGAACGACTTGCGGGCCAGCCCCGCGATGACCGTGCGCTCGGTAGCGTCTACGGTGAAAAGCTCGCCTATGTCTGCTGCCAGGTCTTCCCACGCCATGTCCTATGGTCTCGTGGAACGGGGCGCCATGTCAAGCTGTGGCATGCGCGTTCCCATGTGGGTCCAGTACACCGACACGGCAGGCAACACGGCCAAGGACGGCCCGTTCATGGACTTCCGTGACGCCCAGTGGACCTTCGTGAAACGGTCCAACGAAGGCTGTACGGCCATCCAGATCGTGCGCCAGGCGCCACCGGCGTTCGGCTACTGGCGCCCGTGCTAACTTTTAGGCAGGTGTTTCAAGCTGCCCGATGAGGGAGCGGGAGTTTTCGTATCATGGCCTTTTACACGTACGACGCGGACCAGGTCACGGTAGCGCTCGGTCCCATCATGCTCCAAGGCTTCCAGGACGGCGAAGGCGTCACCATCGAGCAGGCCGCGGAGACGTTCACGGCAGTCGTTGGAATGGACGGCCAGGTCACGCGTTCGAAGACCTTGAACCGCATGGCCACGATCACGATCAAGCTGATGCAGTCGTCCACGGCCAACGACCTGTTGTCCGCCCTGCACATCCTCGACCGTGACGCACCCAACGGTGCCGGCGTGGTTCCGTTGTACATCCGCGACCGTAACGGGCGCTCGTTGTACACGGCAGCGCAGGCGTGGATCAGCGCCCCGCCGTCAGTGACCTACGACCGCGAAGCCACCAGCCGCGAATGGGTCATCCAGGTGGCCAGATTAGAGCGCCTCGACGCTGGCAACTAGCGCGCACCCTTCCTGCTGTTGCAGGAAGGACAAAGCGGCTGCAGGTTGTCAATGTTGTTCGACCCGCCCCTGCTTACAGGGACTATGTGGTCCACCGTCATCTTGCCGTCATCGGCGCAGATGCGGCATCGGTGCCCGTACGCTTCCAGGATGGCGAACCAGTCGGCTGCTGTGTGGCTGCCCCCGTTGCCAGCTTTGCGCACCCTACGCCTGTGGTGACGTACTCTCGCCGTTTCTGGGTTGCGTTCGCGCCAGGCGTTGTGGTGAGCCCTGGCCCTCTCAACGTTTTTCTTGGCCCACCGGGTGGACCTGGCCACGTAGGCGTCCCTGTTGTCTTCGCGGTGCTGGCGCACGAATGACACTCGCGCAGGCGCAAGCTCCCTGTGGGCGCGACAATGTCCGATGGTGTTGTCTCTTCGAAGAGGAGCCGCGCAGACCTGGCAGAGCATCCCCGATGCTAGACTGGCCTACATGCCCACGTCAAGCATAGCGGCGCTGTTTATTCACGGCGTAGGCCAACAGACCGCCGACTTCGCCGACCGCGCCCAGCGCTGGTTGGCCGGCGCGTTGTCTGCCCGCGGCTGCACGCTCTACGGTCGCAGCGTCCACTGGGCACCCATCCTGGACGCCCCCCAGCAGGCCATGGCGGCTGCCGTCAAGCGCGGTGGGTCTGCGGGCCGTCCGGCGCAGGGGCTGGTCATCAAGACCCTTGCAGACGCCTTGTCGTACGGCCACCACCGCGACGCCATCCACTACGTGATGGACTACGAAATCCGCCAGCTGCGCGCGGACAACGTGGTCATCTTCGCGCATTCGTTAGGCGCGCTAATCGCATGCGACTACCTGCGCTCCCGCACCGGCGTCGAGGTGGACAAGCTCGTGACCTTCGGCTGCAACCTGGAGCTGTTCTACCAGGGGGCCGAAGCCAGCTTCGTGGTGCCGCCCCAGGTGGACGCCCCCGGCAAGTGGGTCAACGCGTTCGACGAGGACGACGGGCTGGGCTGGCCCGTGCGCGCGTGGCTGCCGAAGGTCCGGGACGTGGAGGTGTCCGTAGGCGGCCTGCTCACCGGTTGGTGGGGCCTGTCACATACTGCCTACTTCACAGACAAAAGGTTCTGGACATCCACGGTGCCAGGGAGCATCCTGGGGCTATGAGCATGCTCCTGCCTACCGAAACACTAGAACTGGGCGACAAGTCGCTGACAATCCGTGCCCTGAACTTCGACGAGTCGCTGAAGGTCTACGCCAAGTTCCAGCGCCTGCTCGCGGGCTTCATGGACGAGTCCGTGGAGGCGGGCCGCATGTCGGTGTTCATGCTCGCCGGCATGGGCGGCGCCCTGCCCGCCGAAGACCTGGAGCTGTACGTGAAGACGTTCGGCGCGGCCACCACGTGCACCTTCGCGGACGGCCGGGTGCTGTCACTCAAGAAGATCCCGGCGTCCAAGAACGGGCCGGAAGTAAACCCGATGGACGAGGTGTTCTCCGGCGCGCTCGACCAGATGTTCGAGTGGCTGGACGCCTGTGCCCGGCTCAACTTCGGCAGCCTCATCGAAAAAACGCGCGCCGGGCTCGCAAGCGTCGACCCGGCAAAGGCAGAGCCGAAGGTGGCGCAGTAATCCCTGACGGGATCGACTGGCGGGTGTGGCGGCTCTGCATCGACCACAAGGGCAACCTGATCCGCAACCCGAACGATGTACGGTTCGGCATGACCTTGGAGCAGGTTGAAGACGCCCACGAGCTGATGGATTTCGTGGGCGAGCTCATCGTAGAGGCCAATAAGCCCAAGAAGTAGGCCATGCTAGTCTGACAGCATGGCGCTTCTACGTGACGTCCTCGCTCGCTTCTCGGTCCTGGTTGACGATAAGCCGTTGACCAAGCTCGACAAGCGCATCGAGAAGCTGAAGGAGAACGTCAAAAAGTTCGCTGGCTACGCAGCCATCGGGTTCACGGGCGTGGCCGTAGGCGCCTACAAGCTGGTGGACGCTGCGTCTAACGCAGCCGAGTCACTGAACGTCCTGCAGCAGACCTTCGGCGCCAACGCCGACGCCGTAGTGGCGTGGTCCAAGACCATGGGCAAGGAGCTCGGGCGCAGCGAGTACACGCTCCAAGACTCCGTAGGCAAGTTCGGCGCCTTCTTGCAGCCGGTGTTCGAAGGCAGCAACCAAGACATCGCCACGATGTCCAAGCGCCTCAGCGGGCTCGCTGTCGACTTGGCGAGCTTCTACAACACGTCGGACGAGGAAGCGCAGATGCGCTTGTTCTCCGGTGTGTCCGGCGAGACCGAGGCCGTTCGCCGCCTGGGTATCGACATCTCGGATACGTCTCTGTCGGACTTCAACCACAAGCGCGGCGACTCGCGCAACTTGGCACAGCTCACCCTGCAGGAGAAGACCGTTCTCCGCATGGAAAAGATTTTCCAGGACACCACCAAGAAACAAGGCGACGCCGCCCGCACGGCCGACCAGTGGGCAAACTCCGTTCGCCGGCTCCAGGACCAGGTGAAGACGCTGGCCGTTCGCATGGGCAAGGTACTCATCGGGCCGGCCACCAAGCTCCTCCACTGGGCAGAGAAGATGGTGGAGGCGTTCGAGACGATGACCCTGCGTACGTCCACGTGGCAGGCGGCCTTCTCCCTAGCGTCGGCTATCGGGCTCGGTTACGGCGCGCGTTGGCTGCTCCTGCACAAGGACTTGGTCAAGTGGGCGGACCTCTTGAACAAAGAGTTCTGGATGCTCAACCTCAAGGTGCTCGGGGTCGTGGCGGCGTTCCTGCTGCTCGAAGACCTGTGGACCATGATGCGCGGCGGCAAGTCCGTGACCGGCGACTTCATAACGATGATGACCGGCATCCAGAAACCGGCCGAGCTAGTGACCGCAATCTTCGAGAAGCTGGCGCTCCACATCCACAACGCCTTCAACAGCCTGGGGAACATCGCCCGACTCATACCCAAGCTCCTCACCATGACCGGGGCCGAGTGGACCAAGTTTGACTTCGGCGCCTTCATTACAGAGGGCAACCTCGACAAGACCCGCTCCGAAGGCGACGCGGAAGCACGCGACAAGCTGGGGCAGTCGGCGGTGGCGTCTGGCGACATCAAGGGGTACAAGGCGGCCATGCGGTCCTCGGGCCTGTCAGACGAGGAGATTCTGTCCAACTGGAAGCGCGACCGCACCACGGCCATTTCCACGGGCAAGGCCCAGGCCACGGACGCGGACTACGCTGACGGTCTGATCAAGGCGCCGGACTACGCCACGTACTCCGATGCCGACCGCTCGCGCATGCAGGGCGCAGGCGTCCACGGCAACAAGACCACCACGGTCAACGTGAACGTTCCAGACCCCGGCGCCAGCGCAGAGAAGATCGGCGCTAAGGTGAAGGAGGTGCTCGACGAGCGCGACCGCCAGGAAGCCGCGGCGCTGGCCGAAGAGTCTGACTACAACGGGGGCGTGTGATGGCCTATATTCTCTACACCGCTCCCAACTCGGGCATCCAGGCTGCGGTCGAGTTCGACGTCACGCTGGACGAGTCGCCGTCGTTCACGGCCACGCCAACCGAACACCCGGTAGAGCGCGGCGTGCCTATCACCGACCACGTGCGCGTCGGGCTCACCCGGCTGTCACTCCAGGGCATGATCACGAACACGCCCATCAACGAAGTCACGGCCGGCCTGTCGCCTGGCCCGCTGCTCGGCAACCCGAAAACCCCGTTCTCTATCACGGGCTACGACCGCAAGCAGTCCAAGGTAGCCGTGGTGCGTGGCGGCCAGATACCCCCGGCGAGCCTGCGAATCAACGGACTCCCCCGCCCGCACACGCCCATCACCGTGGAGCCCAGTGAGTACCGGTCGACGCCGCACCAGTACGGCGGCGTGTCCCTGCAGTTCCCCGAGCGCATCGACCGAGTGCGCAAGGTGTTCGACGTGCTGTCCACCCTGCTTGCCGAGGGCATCGAGCTCTACGTGTCGACGGGGCTGCGCGAGTACCCCCAGATGCTCATGACGTCGCTGTCGGCGCCGCGCACCATCCAAGATGCCGTCACGTTCTCCATGGAGTTCGTGGAGTTCCGACGCGCCGAAGTCCGCACGGTTGCGGTGCGCAAGCGCGCCCGTGTGGCCGTCAAGCGCGCGATGCCCCCGGTCGCCGAAGGACCGAAGCCGAAGGGCTGGGAGTTGGAACCCAGCGAAGGGTCGGACCTGCAGTCCGTGGCCAGCCGGCTCCAGGACCAGGCGGCAGGCATCAGTGACCGGAACTACGGCACCCCTGGTGACCAGTAGGCGCCTGCTACCCTAGAGCATGGCGCTGCAGATACTCCAGGTCCCGAAAGACAAGCCGTTTTTCTCCCAGCGCCACACCTTGGACGGGCAGGACTACTTGCTCACGTTCGAGTGGAATAGTCGCAGCGGTTGGTACCTGGGCCTGTCCCAGGGCAGCACGGTCCTGTTCTACCCGCGCAAGCTGGTGGTGGACCAAGACCTGCTGCAGCACTGCCGAGCCAACGCGCTCTGCCCGCCCGGCAACCTGTTCGCCTACGACATGTCGGGCCTCGGGCGGGACCCCGGCTTCGAAGACCTGGTGTCCGGTTCGTCGGCGTCCGACCTACAAGGCCGGGTCATCTTGTCCTACGCGCCGGTGGCGTGATGGACCTCAAGGGCCGCACCTACCGCCTGCGCATCGCGGGGCTGGAGTTCGAAGACCTGGACATCACGGCCCAGATCAAGAAGTCTCTGCGCCCGGAACCCAACTGCGCCTCCATCACGATTCACAACCTGTCGCCGGAGCACCAGCGGCAGATTGAACAGCTGAACCTGTACGACCCCAAGCGTATCAAGGGGCAGCACCGGGACCCGCGCAAGCCTAAGGTGTCCGGCAACGTGCCGAAGGTTGGGCGCATTCCGGTGGAGCTGGAAGCCGGCTACGTGACCACGGGGCGCCACCTGATCTTCCGGGGCGACCTGCGCCGCGCCATCACGAACACGAGCGACGGCACCGCCACCACGGAGATCGAGGGCGAGGACGGCGGGCGCTCGGTGCTATCAAGCCGGGTTTCGCAATCGTTCCCGGCCGGCACCACGCGCTTGGTGGTGGTGAAGGCGTGCGCCGAAGCGCTGGGGCTGGGGCTGGGCAACATCATACAGGTGGCGCACCTGCTGCAGCAGCCCTACACGTCGGGCACCGTGATCACGGGGTCCGCAGCAGCCGAACTAGGGGGCGTGCTGCGCCGGGCTGGGGTGACCTACTCCATCCAGAACGGCGTACTGCAGTTCTTGGCAGCCGGCCAAGGGCTCGACGTCCAAGCGTTCTACCTGGACGAAAACACCGGCATGGTGGGTGCGCCCGAGCTCGACTCGTCGGGACAAGTCGTAGTCACGTGCTTGCTGCTGCCTACGATTGCGCCCGGAGCCTTCGTGCAGCTACAGTCGCAAAAGACCCAGGGCGTCTACAAGGTGCAGACGGTCGAGTACGACCTTGACCTGGCCGGCCAGCCTTGGTACGCAAAACTAGGGCTTGTCCCCGGCTAAGCACTCGTCCTCGGCCAGCTTGGCGAAGGACCCACCCCAGCCGCCGTTGCCTTCGTCTAGGGCACGGGCCGCGGTGATGCAGCTGCGCATGGCGTGCGCACCGCGCGCCTCGCCCAGGCACTCGGCCAAGCCCACGGAAAACAAGATTGCGACGATTGCGAGTAGGGTTCTCATGATTCCAAAGGCTACCTGCTAGGCTTACCGTGTGTCAATCACGAACTCGCAGCCCGTTCGCGGCCAGGTAGTCCGCACCGCGATCGACGCCCGGCTGTCCCGCACCGGCGTGGCTACGCCGGGTACGGTGGTGTCGTACGACGCCGCCAGCGCCACATGCACCGTGCGACTGGGCGTGCACCGGCTGGTGCCCTCGGCCAACGACGCCGACCTGGACGACGTTGAGGAACACCCTGCCCTACAGGACGTGCCCGTTTGCTGGCCCGTGGGCCGCGGCTTCCAGGTGCTCGGCACGCTTTCCCCCGGCGACTCGGTGCTCCTGGTGTGCATGGACCGGGACATCAGCGGCTGGCGGCGCACAGGGCAGCCTGCAGAGCCCGAGGACGCGCGGGTGCATAGCTGGTCCAGTGCCGTGGCTGTCCCCGGCCTGGTGCCCGCCCAGAGCCCTTTCCCGGCACCTGGCGACGCCGCCGCCCTGGCGTCCAAGGTAGACGAGTTCCTGTCGGCGCTCGCGACCTGCACCCCTGGCCCGCAAGAGCCTGGGCTTGCCGCGCTCAAGACGCAGTTCGCCGCCTACGCCAACCCGCTCGCTACCAGCGGGTCCACCGTTCTGAAGCTGGAGTCCTGACATGGAACCCGCAATCTGCATCAAAGCCGACGACATCAACCCGGACGAAGGGGACCTGCTGCTCTCGGAGACCGGGGACTTCGTGTTCCACACCGTGCTCGGGAACGAAGTAGCCCAGCGCTTGCGCGTTCGGTTCGAGTTCTGGCGCGGCGAGTGGTTCCTGGACCTGGACGCCGGCACCCCTTTCTTCGAGCACATTCTGAAGAAGGGGCCATCCGACGCCATCATCCGGTCCATCTTCTCCCAGGTCATCCTGGGAACGGAAGGCGTCGACGCCCTGACGAAGTTCGCCTACTCGGTGAGCCGGACCCGTGAGATGACCGTCACGTTTGAAGCCCGGCTCAAGGACGCCACCACGTTCCGTTCGCGGGACTACGCGCCGTTCGTAGTCGCAGTGTGACTGCTATGCTGTGCGTATGGCCGGGATTACCAGCGCAGGGTTTAGTGCGAAATCGCTAGAGGTTCTCCGGCAGGAAGTCAACGAGGTGCTGCTCGGTGGCATCTCTGACCAGCTGGACCTGGGCGAGACCAGCCCGTGGGGGCAGCTTGTTGGCGTGATCTGCTCGCAGCTCCGGCAGCTCTGGGAAGTCGAGCAGGAAAACTACGCGAACCAAGACCCCTACCAGGCGACCGGCGCGGCCCTCGAGTTCCACACCCGCAAGGTCGGCGTCAACCGTCGCGGTGCCACGCCTTCGCAGGTGCTGCAGACGGTCACGCTCGCTGCCGGCACCTATACGGTCGGTACCTTGGTGATGCACGTTGTTGGCGACCCCACCGCGCGCTTCGCGAACCGGGACGAAATCACCACGGTCGGTGGCACGCTTGTTGACCAGGTGTTCGAGTCCGAGGCCACCGGCGCAGTGCGCGCGAACGCCGGCACGCTCACCGTGATCGCTTCCCCTGTGGTCGGGTTCACCAGCGGCACCAACCCGCTCGATGCGGACCTGGGCTCTGAAGCCGAGACCGACGCAGCGCTGCGGCTGCGCTGGCAGCAAGAGCTGGCTCGCCGAGGGTCCAGCACCGTTGACGCCATCCGCGCGGACGTGCTGCAGGTGTCGGACTTCGTGCGGGTCTACGAGAACGACGGCGACTCCGTAGACGCCAACGGGCTGCCGGGGCACTCGTTTGAAGTCCTCGTGCTCGGCGGGGACGATGACGACATCGCGCAGGCTATCTTCGACACGAAGGCGGCGGGCATCCAGGCGTACGGGTCCACTGTCGTAGTGGTCACGGATGACCAGGGCAACGGCCACAACATCGGCTTCAGCCGCCCTGACGACGTGGACATGTATTTCGCCATCCAGGTCAACTACTTGTCCGGGCAGTTCATCGGCGCCGACGCCTTCGCCCAGGCCCTGGCGGACTGGGGCGACGCTAACCTGGGACCGGGCAACGACGTGATCGTGGCCAGGATTACCCAGGTGCTGATGGACCTGCCGGGCGTGGTAGACGTAGCCTTCGAGATGGACGACGCCCCCACAGGGGCCTTTGTGGCCACCACTACCAACTTCTCTATCGGCGTGCGCGAGATTGCCCGGCTGGACACCAGCCGCATCGTGGTCAACGCTCTGCCCGTCCTCGGTGTGCCGTGACGTCGGCGGTCACCTTCATTGACTCCCCTGGCCAACTGGCTAACACCAGCGAGCCGATGAACTTCACGTGCACCCGTGCGGTGCTGTCCGTGTCCGTGCGCTTCACCGCTAGCGGCAAGGCCGAGTTGGCCTACTACGTGGACAACGACGGTGACGGCCACTTCACCACTGGCTACTCGCTGTCCACTGCCACCAGCGGCGGTACGGTGTTCGAGCTCGTGCGCAGCAGCCGCTGGCCCGCCGCCTTCGAGCTGCTGGTAGAGCCCGGCCCAGAGCCCACCGTGGCGCCTACGGCCGGCCAGGGCTGGAGCTCCATCTACGCCGTCGACATGACCGCGCAGGCGTCCCAGACGATGACCACGGCCGGCTCCTACACGATCGACGGTAAGACGTGGTGGTCGAAGGGCTCGCTCGCGTTCAACGGCACGGGTGGCGTCCAGCAGAACGCACTGATCAACGGCTCCGGCCTCGCTGCCGCTTCGTGTGCCTTCGGCGCTACTGGCAGCTTCACCCACCAGTGTTTGTGGATGCCCTTTGCGCAGTTGGCGGACTACAACCCCGCTGCGCCTGTCGCGGTCGTGGTGCGCTGGGCCGGCACGGGCGTAACGAGCACCACTTACCTCGTGTTCGGCATAGCCTCGATGGCCGACTCATCCGCCTACTGGCAGTCAGCCGAGCGGAACAACCAGATTCTCGGGCGCTACTACGGGGACGCGGTCAATTTCTTCAGCTACACGGATGGGGACGCGCTGGGCTTTCACCCGGCCGCCTTGGTGTCCGCGTCCGCCACGCTAGGCAACAACGTGTTCTCTGTGGGCATGCCCGCGAAGCGCATTGGGCATACAGGGCACGCAGCCTACGCTGGCTCGATGCCCACGGACATCTACTCGTTCGCGTCGGGGCTGTCGGGCCGGCGCATGACGTCTGTGATGTCCAACCCCGGCTTCGTGCTGACGCGCAACCAGAACTGCGCGGCATACTTGACGCACCTGTCAATCCTCCAACCGAAGGTCCCGTGACATGGCTGAGTCAGCAAGCTACACCCTGCCTGAGTCGCCGACCCCGGTAGCAGAGCCCGCCGTCGAAGGTACGTACGTCTACAACGCCGCCCACGTGGCGGAGGGCCAGGCGCTGCTCATCGAGTTCTTCCGCAAGCCCCGGACGTTGAAGGCGCTCGAAGCCTTCCTCACCCAGGTGCAGGAGCTCGAAGACGTGGCCGCCGACCACCGGGTCAAGTTCGACATAGACACGGCCGAGGGCGAACAGCTGGACTTCCTCGGTGCGCAGGTAGGTGAGTTCCGGGATGACCGCACCGACGCCGCCTACCGGGTGGCGATCAACGTGCGCATCCTGGTGAACACTAGCCAGGGCAGCATGAACGAGCTGCTGGCTATCCTGGACCTGGCCGACCCGACAATGGTCGTTACGGTGCGCGAGACGTTCCCAGCCGGCCTGCTGTTCCAGTGGGTAGGCGGCTTCGCCGTGCTGTCCGCCTTGGAGCTCATGCAGCTCATGCAGAAGGCCAAGGCCGCGGGCGTGAAGGTCCAGGCCGTAGTGCCCGGGACGTTCGTGTGGGGCACCGTGGCACAGGGCGGCGTGGCGAACACTACGGCGTCCTGGGCGGACGTGGCCCAGACCGTGGGCGGGACGTTTGCTGACGTCTGGTGATGCTACCCTACGGGTATGGCCAAACCAGTCACGCTCCCCGTCTGGGGAACCGATACCAACCTCGCGACTGGCACTGAGTCCGGCCAGACTGTAAAGCTGGAGCCTTCCTTGGGCGTCAAGCAGCAGGGCTTCGTGCCCGGCAAGTACGCCCCGGCGCGTTGGTACAACTGGCTCCTGAATCTCATCTATACGTGGGTCGTGTACCTGGACGGCCTGGCTACGGATGCCCAGTTCCTGGCGAGCAACTTCGCCTTCACCGGCGCCAACACCCACGCGGGCGCAGAGACGTTCAACGGCACCGTCGAGTGCAACTCCACGATCCAGATGGACGGCGCCGCAACGGCCAACAGCACGCTGGTTGTTGCCGGCGCGACCACGCTGAACGGCGCCGCGCTTTGTAACGCCGGGCTGTCCCTAGGCGGCGCCAACGAAGCCGTGTTCATCTCGGCGCCGGTGGCGGAGTGGCGGTTCGTAGGACTTGCCCACGCTGTTACGGACGTCGCGGAGCCGGCCACCAGCGTATATTCCCGCAACGTGCTGACCGGGATTACGTTCCGTGGCGCTGCCGGCAACTCAGGAGCGGTGCAACTGCCCCTCTCGTTGCCCTATGGCACGTCCTTCGACTCCCTGCGCTTCGGCTTTCGCCCCACGGTAGACAACGACAGCACGATCACCGTGTGGAAGGTCGTCCCGAACACAGGCACAGGCGGCATCGCCAGCACCACGAACCTTGGGTCCGTAACGGTTACAGCCGGCGCCGCCCTCAGCACCGTCTCCCTGGCCCTGGGAGCCCCGGAGCTGGTAGACAACGCTGGCGCCACGTACACGGTGCTGTTCGACAGCGGTACGCAGGTCACGTCTTCGTCCGCCCTCTTGGGCTGGGCGCAGGTGCACGCCAAGAACAACTGGCTCACGGTCAAGTGACGTGGGCACGGATCATCTGCCAGGCGACCCGTCGCTGCTTGCCATAGCCATCGGCCAGGCGCGCATCGAGGAGCAGATCAAGGGATTGCGGGAGCGGAACGACCGCGAAGAAGACCTGCGCGACGAACGAGAAGCGGCCATGCGTGACGTAATCAAATCCGCAGTGGCCGAGTCCCTGCAGCCGCTCACCACGCGTGTCGAGGCCCTAGAGAAGGCCCAGGCCAAGGTCATCTACTCCACGGGCGGCATCATGCTCGCGGTGTCCGCCGCCTTGTGGATGTGGGAACACTTCGGCAAGTACCTGGCGCCTGCCGTGGCTGCGGTGACCATAGCCGGCTGCGCCGCTGTCGAACACACCCACACCTGGCCCGACGCCCTGCGGCCCGTCACGGTGCTCGTAGACGCCCGCATGGAGCCGGCGTGCCTGGCCGCCGCTACCGATGCGCTGGCGTTCTGGATGGAGCGCGTAGACTACCTGGAGCCGGTGCTGTACATCAACCCGCCCGAGCCTGGGCTGGGCACCATCCGCATCACCCAGACGCCCCTCGTGGACCCCGTCGCCGGCATAACGTACTTCGTGCGCACCAAGGCAACCGGAGAGCTGGTGGCCGCGGACGTAGAGCTACGCCTGTGTCACCCGCAGGTAGCTGCGCACGAGCTGGGCCACGCGCTAGGGCTGGACCATAGTGATGCGCCTGGGTCCCTGATGTTCCCGTGGCACGTACCCGACTGGTACGCCGTGGCCGACTACGAGCTGGACCAAGTGCGATGACCTACAAGCTCAAGTACCGCCAGGACGACGTCGACCTGCTGCTGCCGACGTTCCGTGCTTCTGTGGTCCGGGTGGTTGCCCGCATGCAGGCATTGGGCTTCGAACCCGTGGTGTTTGACACCTTGCGCACCTTGGAAGAAGCCGCCCGAAACGCAGCCAAGGGCACGGGAATATTGAACAGTTTGCATTTGTACGGCGCGGCGTGCGACGTCATCTGCAACGTGCACGGGTGGACGTGCAACGCCAAGCGCTGCAAATTCTACACGGTGCTGCGCCGGGTGGCGCTGGCCGAGGGCTGCTGCATCGGGCCGGCCGGCGACCTGCCGCACTTCCAAGCGATCCCTGTTGGCGCATGGCAAAACCGACTGCGTGCCCACGGCACCAGCACCGCCACCCTGGGCGACCGGGACCGTGTGGTCCAGGCGTACCGCGCCACGCTGGTCAAACCACCCGCAGCATAGACGGCGCGAGCACCAGGTCCACGTCCTTCTCGCCTGGTTTGCGGGCCTCGGTGAACCGGACCTTGACCACCACGACGCCCATGTCCTTGTGGATGATGTCGATAACCTTGCCGCGCGTACCGCGCTCGAAGCGCGCGCCGCCTGGGCGTGAATGCTTCCAGTACGTTGCGGTTATCGTCTCGACCGTGGAGCCCTTGGCGATGTGCATGTACTAAGCATGCTCGCCAAGGGCTCCACGACGCAACTACTAACAGCCGGTGACGGCAGCTGCCAAACAGAACAGCAGGTACCAGCAGAAGGCGCCGACCGGCGCCAGCACGGCTGCGGTGTATAGCGGGCTCGGGCGGGTCATAGCCAGCGCTCCTCGGTACGGCAGCCGTTGGCGTCGCAGATGCGGCGCTTGCAGATCGTCCAGGCGTAGCAGGCGGTGTCCGTGCACTTGGACTGCGTGCGGCACTCTACCGGCCCGTAGATGGTGACTTCGGGAGGAGCCGGTGCCTTGGCGTGGGCGGGCTCCACAGGGAGGCAGCGCACGGCAGCCAGAGCCAGGCCGAGCCCGATGGACAGCTGTACCAGGGTCATCG